ATCGGAACGTGTTTCGGTCATGGTGAAGACCCCCCGCAGGGGTGCCAGCGTAGTGCCGGGCTCTGTGCGGGAAGTCGTGGCGCGCCCTGCCACCCAAAGAAAGGGAGGAAACGCGAAGAAGGTCGCGGGGAAAGTGTTGTCCACCGCTGCTAGAGCAGGTGGCGTAGCACTCGGTTCAGCTCTTGGCATGCCCATCGCCGGAGCAGCTGCAGGAGAAGGCGTAGGCTATATCATTGACAAGATTTTTGGCAGTGGAGCTTACCGCGTCTCATCCAATAGCATTGCCATGGGTACAGCGAAGGCCACATTCTTATCGAGTGAGGCTGGTATTCGCATCACCAACCGCGAGTACGTGGGCACAGTTACTTCCGGCACCATTGCTGGAGGTGCAGCTGCCACCTCATTCAACGTCGGTGCTTTGTCCCTCAATCCAGGCAACTCTGGAGCCTTTCCTTGGCTCTCAGGGATTGCTAAAGGCAACTTCACCACCTATCGCTGGCACGGACTGGTCTTCCAGTACATCCCCAGCAGTGGTTTAGCTGTCGCAGGCACCAACCCCGCCCTCGGGACTGTCATGGGCGCCGTCGGTTACGACCCGAACGGCGACGCCCCCACGGAGAAATCGGAGATGCTCCACTATGAGCACTCCTTTGAATCCACCCCTGATGTCGAACAGGTTTTTCCTGTCGAGTGTGCAGTGCGAGAGACCCCGCTCCCACTCAAGTTCATTGCACAGAACTCGCCGGATGGAACCTACGATCCACGCTTGACAGACCAGGGCGTCTTCTACCTCGCCACACAAGGACAACAACTCGGCTCCGCCATGCTCGGCGATCTCTGGGTGACCTACGATGTCCTTCTGTGCGAGCCCAAGGAGGATGTAGCGACAAATGCCGAAGGTATGTATAATGCCAACGCCAGCCCCACTCGCGTCTTTGCTAATGCTGCATTCGATCCGGCCGTCACGTACACCGTGCAGGACGGCATTGTAGCATCTAACAATCTCCTGACCTTCAATGTCCCGTTTGAAGGTCTGATGATGATATCATACTCGGCGGCAGCTTCCGCACTCAACGTTTCTGGTATAACCCACACTGATGGATCGGTGGGGGCAGTCATCACCCAAGTCTTCGAAGTCGCGGCTAACGCCGGCGTCTGCGCATTCTTCCTACGTCAACAACGTGGGAGTACTGCTCTATTCGCCTTCGGTGCTGCCCCGGCTGCCTTTGTTACTCGAGTCTACTTCTGTGAGTTTCCCTATGGGACACAATACTGGCCCCTCGTGAAGGCTCCTGCCAATCACGACCCCCAGAAGCACAAGAAGTCCCCATACAAGTACAAGACCTTTAAAGGACCGTCCCCGCTCCAGACGCTCCAGAACCAGGTCGATTCCTTGACCACCCAGCTCCAGGATTTGTCTATCCTCCGTCCGGCTTCAGGCCGTGCACCGAGTGAGGCATCCAATGGGTGGTTCAAAGCCTAAGACAACCACCACGCAGGTTCTGAAATGCAGTTGATAGCTGCTACCTCTGATAGATGAAACATCCCCAGCTTGGGAAAAGCAGAAAGTGAGCCGCACACGTCCATTGCGGCTGATGGCAGTATGCCCGGTATAAGCACCGTAACCACTTCCCCTATTGAAACGGGTAGAAGAGCACAGAAAACACAGCGGGTGGGTCAACCCCGCAGTCCAGTGTCTACGTGCTTAATGGAGTCCATAAAGGTGTACCACCACCCTGACTTGCCTGAAACCTATGGCGGCCGCAAGGCATTCCTTCC